ACGCGCTGCGGAAGCGGTGCAAGAAGCCCCGCACCTCGCACGGTGAGGAGCAGATCGAGACCCTCGACGGGCGGCGGTTGAAGTTCCTCGCCCGGTCGCGGGGGTCGGGTCGTGGCTTCTCGGGTGACTGCGTGGTGCTGGACGAGGCGTTCGCGTTGGACGGCCGGCACATGGCCGCGCTGCTCCCGACGCTGTCGGCGCGGGCCAACCCGCAGGTCTGGTACGCGTCCAGCGCCGGGATGGACGACTCGGAGCATCTCCGGTCGATCCGGGCTAGGGCGTTGGCGTGAGCCTCGCCTACTTCGAGTGGTCGGCGGCCGACGGGGCTGACCTGGACGACCGTGGGGCGTGGGCGCAGGCCAACCCGGCGTTGGGGATCCGGGTCTCGGAGGAGTTCATCACCTGGGAGCGGGCGGCGTTGGGTGACGCGGAGTTCGCCCGGGAGCGGTTGGGGATCTGGGACGACCCGGCGGCGACGGGGCTGTTCGACCTGGACCGCTGGAACGCCCTAGCTGACCGTCGGTCGGGGATGCCGGGGGTGCCGACGTTCGCGGTGGACGTGACCCCAGATCGGCAGTTCGGCTGCCTGGGGGCGGCCGGGGCCCGGGCGGACGGGCTGCTGCACGTCGAGGTGGTGGAACTCGACCGGGGCACGGGCTGGCTGGTGGACCGCATGGCTGAGATCGCCCGCGACCACGGTGTGTCGCGGCTGGTGCTGGACCCGTCGTCACCGGCGGCGTCGCTGACGAAGGACATGGAGGACCTGGGGCTCGAGGTGGTCCCGGTGTCTTCGGTGGAGTACGCGCAGGCCTGCGGTGTGCTGTTCGACCTTGTGACGGAAGGCAAGCTCCGGCATTTGGGGCAGCTGCCGTTGGACACGGCGGTGGCGGGGGCGCGGCAACGTCACCGGGGGGACGCTTTCGTGTGGAACCGGCGGACCCCAACGGTGAACATCTCACCGCTGGTCGCGGTGACGCTGGCGCTGCACGGGCATCTGAACGCGCCGCCGCCGTCACCCCGGACCTTCTTCGGGGGGTTGGCCTAGCCGTGAAACACCCAGCGCATTGGGTTTCCTACGCGCTCGGCGTCGGGTGTGTGGCATGCGGCGGGTTTACGAGCCCCTGGTGGTTCGTGGGTTTCTTGCCGCTCGGTGCCGGCCTGATCTGGGCGGCCTACGACGTAATCGACGTGGAGGACGCCGGTGGCGACACTGCGACAGCTCCGCGCCGGTAGGACCCAAGAGCGGTACACGGTCAACGACTACGTGCAGTGGCTGTCGTCGGGGAACCTCCGGTTCCCGGTGTCGATGGCTTCCGACACGGCCCCGCCGCAGACCCACGCCGGGGTGTACGCGTCGAACGGGATCGTGTTCGCGTGCATGGCGTTGCGGCAGTCGGTCTTCGCTGAGGTCTCGTTCCGGTTCGCCGCGGTCTCCAACGGCCGCACCGGGCAGCTGTTCGGCGGCCCCGAGCTGGATGTGCTGCAGCGCCCGTGGCCGAATGGCTCCACGGGGGAGCTCGCGGCCCGGATGATCCAGGACGTCGACCTGGTGGGGAACTTCTACGCCGTCCGGGACGGTGCCCGGATCTACCGGCGGGACCCCACCCGGATGAGCCTGGTGCTCTCGGGGAACCCGGCGGAGGAGGAGTTCGTCACCGTCGCCGGCTACGCCTATCAGCCGGGTGGGCCGGGGTCACGGGTCTTCTCCTACAGCCCTGACCAGGTGTGTCACTGGTCGCCGCTGCCCGACCCGGAGCACCCGTATCGGGGCATGTCGTGGCTGACGCCGGTGCTGCGGGAGGTCCGGGCCGACAACGCGGCGACGGACCACAAGGCCAAGTTCTTCGCGAACGGCGCGACCCCGAACATGGTCGTGAAGTTCCCCCCGGACGTCATGACGAAGGAGCAGTTCAAGGTCTTCAAGACGGACATGGACCAGGAGCACGCAGGGGCCGGCAACGCCTATAAGACGCTGTACTTGGCGCCGGGGGCGGACGTCGAGGTGGTGGGTAAGGACTTCCAGCAGCTCGCGTTCGACGCGACGCAGGGCCGGGACGAGACAAGGATCGCCTCCGCGGCGGGTGTCCCAGCGGTCATCGTGGGGTTGAAGGAGTCGTTGCAGGGCTCGTCGTTGAATGCGGGGAACTACGGCGCGGCGCGGCGCCGGTTCGCGGACGCGACCATGCGGCCGCTGTACCGGTCGGCGTCCGCTGCCCTGGAAACACTGGTCCCGGCGCCGACGAGGTTTCCGGCGAAGCTGTGGTACGACGACTCGCAGGTCGCGTTCTTCCGGGAGGACCGCGCCGACGCGGCCGAGATCCAGGCTGTCAAGGCGCAGACGATCCGGACGTACACCGACGCTGGGTTCACTCCCGATTCAGCTAAAGCGGCGGTGCTGGCCGAGGACGAGTCGCTACTTGAACACTCCGGCCTGTACTCGGTGCAACTGCAGGAACCCGGTGCAACTGTTACCCCGCCGCAGCGTTCCCGCCGGGTGGAGCACGACGACAACGGCCGGATCGTGCGGATCGTGGAGGAACCGGCGTGACGTCAGCCGCCGGGTTGGCGCGGCTCGCGCAGTCCCCCGGGGTGGTCGAGGTCGCACTGGGCACGGGCCGGTCACCGGTCACGGCCCGCACCTCGGTCACGGGCTGGACCCGGGCCGGGGGACGGCTCACCGTTACGCACGAGTTCGGGCCGTACCCGGAGCGGGTCGACGCCACCGAGGTCCTGGTGTGGATCGCTGACGAGGGCCCGGATGTGATCGGGCTCACTGGGGAGCTAGGGCTACCGCCGGGTGTCCCGTTCACCTTCGACCTGACGCTGGTGGTGACGTAGTGGCGGCAGCGACGCAGGTCTTCACCGACGCGGGGCAGGCGAAGGCCGTCACGGTGCTGACCACCGACGCGACGATGAAACACATCGGGTGGGGGTCGGGCACGACCGCGGCGGCGGTGACGCAGACCGCGCTGGTGACGGCGAACCCGGAGGCCCGCACGGCGGGGACGATCACGAACCCGGCGACGAACACGTACCGGGTGACGGGGACGATCACCGCCACCGCTACGAGGGTGGTGGAGGAGGTCGGGCTGTTCGACGCTGCGAGCGCGGGGAACATGGGGATCCGGGCGACGCACGGGCAGATGAACCTGGTCTCCGGGGACACCATCACCTACCAGCTGAACTGCGTGCTGAAGGACTCCAGCGAGTGATGCCGGTAATGGGTCACCTCGACAAGCTCAAGAAACTGCGAGGCAAGCACGTGGCTTCGGTCACCGTCACCACGAAGGTTGTCTGCGAGAGCCAGGCGGACTGGGACACGTTCCTCGACTACGCCGCGACGTTGCCGAACGTGGGGACGGTGACGCAGGATGCCGGGACCCGGACGTACACCGTCGCCCAGGACGCCGGCGGTTGGGATGTCACGGCCACCGAGATGACGCCGCGCTGACGTGCCGACTTTGGCGCAGAAGTTCTACCCGCACACGGTGGACCAGGACGGGACGTGGGGGACGGACGCCCGCAAGCTCAACGACGTGTCGGGCAACGCGACAGACGCGACGACGGTCGCCGACTTCTCCACCGACACGGCGCAGGGCACCATCGTCATCGACCCGTACACGTCACGTAGCACCCGCGGCACCACGAACGAGGCCGACTTCGGCTGGGCGGTCAACGCCGCCGGCGCGGACGGCATGGGCTCTACCGCCACCGCGAAGCGGATCATCCCGGCTGGGACGTGGACGTTCAACTGTGTCGTGTCGGTCACGAGCGCGCAGACCGGGATCGGAATGTCGAACACGACGGTCACCGCCGTCGTCTACCGCGTGTCGTCGACCGGCACGCGGACGGAGCTGTTCAGGCAGGCGTCGGCCGTCACAACGGTGACGGCACTGATTGGGGTCGGCGTGCAGACGATCACTTGGACGAAGACCGGCGCGACGCAGGTCACGCTCGAAGCCGACGAGACCGTGTTCGTCTCCTATCAGATCTTGTCGGTGGGGGTCGCTGTCACGGGGCAGCAGTTCACCTGGCGCACCAAGGGTGACGGCACCGATGACATGAACACCTGGGTCCAGGTCCCCTCACCGGGTGTCCGCACCGACTACCCGCTCACCGTCAACGTGACCTGCGTCGGGACCGCGATCCGGGACGCGCTCGCGGCGGCGCACACGGCGAGCGTCACCGCGGTCGGGACCGCCACCGTCGACCGGGCCACCGTCGCCGCCAAGACCGTCAACGTGACCTGCGTCGGCACCGCCTCCAAGACGCTCGCGATCACTCCCAACCCGGTCACGGTCACCGCGGTCGGGACCGTCTCGGGACGCATGGACGTCCCGATGGACAAGCTCCCCGGGGCGAGTGACTTTTCCGGCACCGATCCCAGCGCCGACATCACCGGCACTGTCTACACCGAGGGCGGGGCCGTGAAAGCGGGGGCGACCGTGAAGCTGTTTCGCCAGTCTGACGACCTGAAAGTCGCGGAGACGACCAGCGCCGCCGACGGCACGTACACGTTCACCCGCGACAGTGCTGATCCGAACACCTACTTTGTGCTGGCTTTCCACCCGACGGACAGTCCACAGGTCCACGGGGTCTCCGACCGGGGTGTCACACCGGCGTGAGCGCCGACATCTACCTGCGCGACAACACCGGCTACCTCGACCGGGACGTGCTGCTCTACCCCTCCCAGGCCAGGGTGCTCACCCACGCCGCGACCGGGCTCCGTCCGCAGCGCCGTAAACCCCGCCGGTACCGGGACAAGGGGACCCTCTACTACCAGGTCGAGGTCACCGGCACCGCCCGTATCGCCACCGCCGGGAGCATCACCCAGCAGGCGACAGCCACCGGGGCACCGCAACGGCTGCGGTCCGCCGGGACGACCCACGCCACCACCACCATCGGTGGGACCGGCGCGCTATCCGCCACCGGCGCGATGCGATTGAACGCACGCACCGAGCTAACCGTCACCGACCACCGGCACATCGAACCCGAGGATGACCAAGGCCGAGCCGATCGATGCGATGAACGCGCCGGCCCATGCGGCGACGAGCGTGCAGAGGCTCAACCGCTGTGAGTGCGAGCGCAACCAGGGATACATCCTCCACGCCAGCACCGCAGTCAGGATGGCTTCGACCCCGTTACACAGGT